CTCCGCCTCTGCCGCGGCTTCCGTCTTCTCCGACTCCAGAGCATCGGCCGCCCGCTTGGCCGCCTGCTCGGCCTCGCGCGTGGCTTCCTCGCGCGCCCGGGTGTATCCGGTGGCATCGTCAAGCGTCTGGTTCAACTTTTCGACGGCCCGGCGATAGGTCTCCTGGGAGATCGCACCAGCCGCCAAGAGTTGCTCGGCCTCGGCGAGGGACTCGTCGTATCTCTCGAAAGCGTTTTGGCTTTCGCGGGTCACAGCGGCCCCACGTTGCATCAATCCCGACTGCTCGGCCGCGATGTCGTTGATACGGGCGAGACTCGCGGCGTATTCGTCCGCGGTGATCGTCCCGGCTTGGAGTTGCTTCGCGAGCCCCTCCATCCGACCCCGGAGGAGCCGAAGCGTCTTTTCCGACTTCTCGGCCGCCGGGCCGAGCTTGTCGATCCCGCCAGCGGAAACACCCTGGAGGACGGCCATCGAGGATCCGAGGCCGCGAACGTCGACTCCGAGCTTTTTGAGCGCAGCACCGGCGGCCCCGGTGGCCTGGACAAGCCCACCGGCGGAGGCGGTGAAGATCGCGCGAACACTGCCGATAGCTGCGCTCATCGGATCACCCCTTGCCGCCTCATCTGGTCCGCGAACTGTGGGACGGTCGCCAAGACCGCCGCCATTTCTTCGTCGCTCTGGACGTCCTCATCGACCCGATAGTTCGGGAGGAACATGTCCTCCATGTTGTCGTTGACCTTGCCGATCGCGCTTGCCACCGTCACGGCCGTCCGGGCCGCCTGCCGCCAGTGTTCTCCGAATGGTTCAACGTGCCAGAAGGCCAGCCAGCCGACGATCTCCTCGATATCGATCTCCTCGACGAACCTCCGGAAGTCGGGCCGATTACATTCCAGGGCCAGCCGACGGACGAACCGCTCCAGCGGCTGGCCTTCTATTCCCCCTTGGCCACCTCGACGCGTTGATCGTCGACAGCCAGGACGGTCTCCCACGCCTTCGCGTACAGGCCCGCGACGATCGCCGGCGAAGCCTGAAGGAGGAGGGCGACATCCCCATCGGGGAACAGCCGGTTCCCGGCTTCGTCGACCAGGAGGATGGCGACTGCCTTGGCCGCGGCCTCGGCCGCTACTGGCTTCGTCTCGCCGTGCCGGGCGACGATGCCACGCCACTCAGCGAACGTGGGATGACGGAGCCGGGCGGTCTGTCCGCAGACCTCCACCTCCACCGCTTCGCGCCGAGGGCCAGCCAGAATCGAATCGCGAGTGAGCATGTCAGGTTCCGTCAAAGGTGAACTGGGCCACTCCACGAACCTTGTCGCGGATCTGGCCGGTGAACTCGAGGTTGGTCATCAGCGCCGAGCCACTGACCGAGAAGGCATGACAACTGGCCGCGAGAGTCGCGCGCCGGCCGCGGTCGGAGGGACCGAGCGACGAGGGGTTCCCGAGGAACTCCACCTCGAGCGTGATCGGATCGACGGCGGTGATGTCCACTTGCCGGACGATCCGGCTGTTCGCACCCGACCCGAGGATCGTGGCCCCGGCCGCGGTGACGTCGACCACTTGGCCGCCGGGGAGAGCGCAGCGAAACCGCTGGATCTTCCCGAGGTTTACCCCTCCGAATGAGACCGCGAAGCCCTGCGCGCTTGCCATGTCGCCCCCATGATCACGGGGACGGCGGAACGACGGTCGTCATGCGGAAGGACGCGGTGAACTGGATCTTCCCCTTCACTTCACCGGAGATCTCGTAGTCGGTGCAGATCGCGTAGCCCGAGATCCCAAACTTCGCGCAGGTGATCGCCCCCGAAGCGTCTTGGCCCGGCGCGGGCATGTCGTACCCCTCGACGGTGATCACATCGCCGTCGTTGAGCGGGGCCGGTTCGTAGACCGCGTCCGACCCCTCGGCGAGGTCGAGCGTCGAGACCTCGATCTCCTGGGTCGTGCGCTTGCGGGTGACCTTCCGGACCTTGAAGCTGGTCCCGGCGAAGGTGAACGTCGTACCCTGTGCGGACGGGAGGGCGGAAGGTGGCATGGGTCACTCGTTCCAGAAGATTTGGTAGGTCTGTTCGACGACGTAAGTGGTGGCCGATCGGCCCTCAAACTGAATCGGGGGGCCGTCCCGCTCGTCCGTCAACTGGACGCGGTCGATGGTGGCACCGTTGGCGGTGCCGGTGAAGTTGTTCAAGGCTGCGCGAACGGAGTCCGCTAGGGCCTTTCCGGCGAGGTATCCGTCGGAATAGATCTCAACGGTAAACGTCCCCGAGACAGCCCCCGTCGTGCCGTTCTCGAGGTCGAGATCGCGCTCGGAGTTGTCCCTCGCGAAACACGCGAACGGGGGCTCCTTCTTGTCGGGACTGGTCACCGGATAGATGTCGATCCCGGCCGCGGCGGCGGCTGCGTAGATCCACGCCTCTGGGGAGCCATTGTTCGCTGGCATCAGTAACCCCTGTAGCGCCCGCGTCCCTGCTCGCGGGCGAGCTCGGCGGCGGCCCGTTCAAGGCTGACCGCCATTTCCGCCGTGATGTTGGCAAGGATCGCGGACTGGTTGGCGGCGATCGTGTCTCGGAGCATCCTCCGAGCGGGCATCGATCCACGGCGGCGGCGGGTGGTCGTGAATCGCTCCGCGGTGCCGCGCTCCACGACGGCGGAGTGATAGCCCTTTTTTCCGTCGCTCCCGCCGCGGCCATATCCGACGATGCCGACCACCCGTTGAGTCTGGGTCTTCCCGTAGGTGCGGATGATCGTCTTCACGCTCCGACGAAGCCCTCCGGTGCGGACGGGAGTCGCGGCGCGAAGCGCCGGGTGGAATGGCTTGATCCCCCTCCGAAGGGCCTTTTGCATGTGCCGGGCCCCGAGCCTGCCCGGAAGGTTGTTGAAGGCACGGACCAGCGAGTCGACCTGGGTCTTCGGCCCGTCGAGTCGGTAATCGCGGTCCCAGCGGAACACCTCGGTCATGCGGTCTTCTCCGACGCGAGGATCGTCTGCTCGTCGCGATCGTGGGCTACCACGGACGTCGGATAGAGAATCCGATTCCCCCCGGACTCCCAGACGATCCGACAGGTTCCGTCGAGGCCATCGACGAACGGGATCACGATCTCGAACTCCGACTGCCCCACGGTCTGCTTCCGCTCGGTTGTCTCTCCGTAGCTGGTCTGGCGAATCGACCCCCGGCGGCGGGTGAGCTTCGACCACGACTGGACGGCCTCGCCGACGGCGTTCCGGGAGACGGTCGCCGTCTCGATCCGGAACGTATGGGTCCGTGTGCCGGCTGGCCGCATGACCATTACCAGGCCCCCGTGACGGAGTGAGCGGCCAGGAGCGTCTCGCACGCGGCGGGGAGCTCCTCGGCGATCGTGCCGGTGATCACCGCCTCACGGTTGCGATACCAGTGAGCGACGTAGAGCAGGATCGCCGACTCCAGCCCCGGCTCGATCCTGGCCCCCGGCGCGGGCCCGGCCCAGTAGGTGACGACGAGCGTCCCATCGGCTGGCAGAGTTGGGAACGAAGAGAACCGGACCACCGCCGGACGGGAGTCGGCGTCGACCGCGTAGGTGGCCGAGGAGACGGCCACCCCGCCGGCGGTGATCGCGAGCGGGTGGTCGACGTCGACCAGGAGCGGCGAGACCGGAATCCGCAAAACCCCAATCTGACGTTGGTGGGTTGGGTAGAAGTCTTCGGCCGTGAACGTCGCGCGGTACTGCCGGGCGGCGAGCGAGACCCCGAGCCGCTGCTCCACCAGTCGGCGGCCGGTGGCGATCAGTCGGAGGATCAACTCGTGATCGTCCTCCTGTTCGGGGAGAAGTCCCAGCTGGGCCTTCGCGGCCCGGAGCGAGACGGGCTCGACCTCGGGCTGAGTGACCGGGACGACGGATCGGACGAGCATGGGGCCCCCTCGAGGTCAGCGGGTGGCGCGTTGGACGTTCTTGGGCTTCGGGGCTTCGGCTCGCTCGACCGGGAGCTCGGCCGCCTCGGGGGCGGCGACGAACGTGGCGAGGCCGCAGTCGACGAGATGGCGGGCCATCGGCTCCGGGAACTTCGCGACGGCCCCGGCGGCGTGGTCCCCGTACTCCTGGCGGAACTGAATCGAGACACTGGACATGAGAGAGCTCCGGAAAGGGGGGCGGCCGGGCGAGGGGGTGAGCCTCGCCCGGCCGCTGGAGACGGGCGGGAGTCAGGAGCCAGGATCAGGTGCCCTGGAGGATGGCACCGGCGAAGCTGGGGTCATGGTTCGCGAGACCGAACCGACCGTGCGCGAGGAAGACCGTCTGGTTCTCGCGGGCCTTGATCTCGCGGAGCGGGACGACCGACATCTCCGACCGCATGGCGATTGCGGTCGTCATGCGGAAGGCCCCGTAGACGGCCAGGACGTTGGCCGGCAGGACGTCCGATTTGTAGACCGGCACGCCCCAGACGGTCGGGACGGGAGCACCGC